TAAGATCAATCAGATCGTAGTGGCTAACACCACGGCTTCAGCAGCTAATGCAACTGTGGCTATATACACCAACGGCGCTGTAGCCCAAGGCTCTGCTCCTTCAGGTGGTACGGCTTATCCTATTGTTTCAGCAGTGTCCGTCCCTGCCAATGCCTCGCTGATTGCTGTTGACAAGACCACAGCCGTCTACCTGATGGAAGGCAACTCCATCTCCATCACTTCCGGTACGGCAAGCGCGTTGACCTACACAATCAGCTATGAGGTGATTACATAGTTTTATGGCTGACGTGGCGTATTTATACAAAATCACTAACACTGTGAATGACATGGTGTACATCGGTGTAACCAAAAATCCGCATCATCGGATGATTTCTCATGCTTGTTTTACAACGCCCACAAAGTCAATTATTAAAAACGCCATAAAGAAGCACGGGCGCGATAAATTTACGTTGCAGGTTTTGTTGACATCAACGCAAGAGTACTGCTACGAAATGGAAGGCAAAGCCATCAAAGCGTACAACACGTTAAAACCAAACGGATACAACATTTGCACTGGTGGACGGGGCGCTATTGGGATTTTTGGTGATAAGAATGGTATGTTTGGCCGCAAACATTCTCCAGAAACTTTGGAAAAAATGCGTCAGGTAAGAATTGGTCAAAAAGCCACCACCGAAACCAAAGAGAAAATGAGTGTTTCCCGTTTGGGTAAAAAAAGAACTGATGAACAGTGCAAAGCAATTCAAGCTATTAAAAAGTTATTGTGGCAAGACCCAGCCTATAGAGCCAAAATGAACGCCGCTGGGTTTGGATTTAGCCGCAAAAAGGATTAGGTGCAATAAATGTCTATGCGCTACAAAGGCGGGGTCATCTCTGCCACTGCACCAACAACGTCAACCAGCACGGCTAAAGGCATCTGGACGGCTACCCAGCAGATGCAGTCTGTGGGCGCAAGTGTTTGGCCTCGTAGCCCCGGTGCACCTACGATTGGGACTGCTACTGCTGGGGCTTCTTCTGCTACGGTTACTTATACCGCACCTTCAGACTTGGGCGCAGGTTCTATTACTTATACCGCTACATCAACTCCGGGTAGTTTTACTGGGACAGGCGCATCACCTATAACAGTTTCAGGACTAACCAATGGTACGGCGTACACATTTACTGTAAAAGGCTCAACTCCCGGCGGAACTGGCCCAGCTAGTGCAGCAAGTAATAGTGTGACTCCTTTTGTTGTAGTTGGGCAGCAAGAGTACATAACTAGTGGTTCTTATTCTTGGGTAGCACCCGCAGGAGTTACTTCAGTTTCTATTCTTGCAATTGGTGCTGGGTCAAGCGGACTTCAATGCTACTGTGGCTGTCCGTATGGGGGTAGAGGAGGGGGAGGAGGGGGCTTAGGCTACCTTAATGACTACACGGTAATACCGGGAAATTCCTACGCTTTACAGGTGGGTTCAGGTAACTCTTCGTATAAATTTACTAACGACAGTTATTTTGTTTCCACAAGTACAGTAAAAGGTGGGGGAGGAGGGGGTACAACTCAAAGCTATTACAACGGCTGCAATACACTAGGAGGCACTCGGTGCGGGGTAGCTTCTGGCGGTAATAAAGGTGGTAATGGTTCATCTTACGGGGGTGGGTCTTCTCCCGGCAGTGGAGGTGGGGCTAGTGGTTTTTCAGGTTCACCAGAAAGCGGCGGTAGGGGTATAGGTGCTGCATCCTGTGCTTCTATTAGTGGTATTGGCGGCGGCGGTGGCGGTGGCAAAGGAAAAGGCGGCGGCGGCGTTGGTTTATACGGCCAAGGCGCATCTGGCGCTGGAGCGGCTGCTTACACGACTGCCCGAGGTTGCGGTGGTAGTTGTGGTGAAGGCGGGGGCGCATCAAATACAAGCGCCAAGTATGGTGGCGGGGCAGGGGCAACGGGTGCTCCTAATGGAGGGGTCGGTGCAGTTCGTATTATATGGCCCGGAACACGTAGACAGTACCCATCAACGTGTACGGCGAATGAATAAATTAGCAGGGGTTAAAAATGAGTTTTTATATTGAAGTTAAAAACGGCTATCCAATTAATAATCCAGCAGTAGAAAGTAATCTTATAGCTGCTTTTGGATTAGTTCCTGATAATTGGGAGCTTTGTGACGTTCATGACCGCCCCGCTCCAAGCATATATAAGGTCATCAGCGACACTCCTACATACGAAAAAATAAACATTACATGGGTGATGCGGTGGCCAGTCCGAGACATGACCGCTGAAGAAAAGGTAGCTGCAAAAATTGCCGCAGTAAACGCTTTTAATAAAAGAAACGAAGGGCAGCAATTGTCAAATTGGGATGCTTGGGTATTTGACGAAGAAACTTGCAGAATGACTGCACCATTTCCACGCCCCGCTTCTTTAGCTAATAAGGTGGTGTTCTGGTGTGGTGCAGATGCCAACTGGAAAGAAGCCCCGGTGCGTCCAGAAGGCAATTACAAGTTTGATTTCTTTGCATGGGATTGGGTTGCAGTATGAGCAAAGTAACCAAGAAACCAAAGGTCTGCAAAGCTGCCGAGTCCGTGGCTGAAGTCGTCATGCAGACGCAGCTTCAAGTTGCGTACCACTTCCCATGCCCAATCTATCTGATTGAGCGTCCTGACTTTTTGGAGACAGTTACGTCTATCTCCGAAGAAAGTCTTGCTGAAGCCCGTAAGACGCAATCGCTTAATGAAATCTACCCCCTGTACATGACGGGTAACTACTTTGGTGACCCGCGCATGGCTAAGTTCTCTGAGTTTGTCGGGGCTACGGCTTGGAACATCCTCAATGAGCAGGGCTACGCCATGCAGGACAAGGCCGTGCAGTTTACTGAAATGTGGACACAAGAGCACCACAAGCACTCAGCTATGGACGCGCACGTTCACGGGTTTGGCTCACAGATTGTGGGCTTCTACTTCCTTGAAACACCAGAAAACTGCTCTCGCGTTGTGTTCCATGACCCCCGTGCCGCCAAGGTGCAGATTGATCTTCCAGAGCAAGACATGGGCATGGCAACAGCCGCCAGCAAGATGATCAACTTCACGCCCAAACCCGGTATGATGATCTTTGCCAACTCATGGCTGATGCACTCGTTTACACGCCATGCCGCTGACCTGCCAATCAAGTTTGTTCATTTCAACTTGACGGTAATCCCCCAGCCGCAGTCCTGCCCCGCTGAAGTGATATGAACACGTACCAGATTCGTTTTAACAAGTCTCGCGGCCAAGCTGGTCGCGGCACGATGGATCACGTTTGGCGGGTCTTTGAGAACGGCAAAGAGTTTTTGTTCAAGAACCTTGACATCTCGGTTCCCGTTAAGAGCGAGAAGGATATCAACGGGGTAGACTACAACATCGTGTGCAAAGGCTACTTGAGCATTGACCGAGACACATCTACCGCAGTGATCGCTGCAAAAATCAAACAATTGGAACCAGCATGAGTAAACGCTATCCGGGCGGGGTCATCACAAAGTCCCCAGCGACTCCTACTGGGCCGTTCCAAACAGGCGCTGCGCCGGGTATCTGGACGCTTGACCAGCAGTTGCAGTACCAACAGCAAGGTGTCTGGCCTACGGCAGGACTATCGCCTAACTACATCGAGGACGTTTTCAGCACGTACCTTTATACGGGTACTGGCGCAGCAATCACTGTTAACAACGGTATTGACTTGTCTGGTAAAGGTGGGTTGGTTTGGGTAAAACCACGCAATACCGTAGACAATCATTATTTATACGACACCGTTCGCGGGGTCAACAGCGGCCTTGAATCAAACACTACTAGCGCTGCGGCAAATTACGGAGTTCTTAGTTCTTTCAATTCAAACGGTTTTACTGATAATTATCTTTGGTCTTCCACTGACAACCTTGCCTCATGGACATTCCGCAAGCAGCCAAAGTTCTTTGATGTTGTGACGTATACGGGGGATGGTCGTACAAGCGGTAGTGCAACTATTAGCCACAATCTCGGTGTAACTCCTGCTGTAATCATACTTAAACAAGTCAATGGTACAGGCAGTTGGCAGTATGGAACTAATTTTGGTTCTTCAAACTGGTTAAGTCTTTTTCTTAACAATACAAACGCTGGCGCAACTACAACCTACGCCAACAATGATTGGTTTGCGGCACAACCCACAAGCACCACATTTACGGTTGGCTGGCCTTATTTTGCTTCTGGTGCTACTTATGTCGCGTATTTGTTTGCTTCTAACGCAGGCGGCTTTGGCCTGACGGGTACGGACAATGTGATTTCGTGTGGGTCTTATACGACTGACGGAAGTGGCAACTTTTCAGTGAACCTCGGTTATGAGCCTCAGTGGATTATGGCTAAAAGGTCTAGTTCAACTGGCAACTGGAATATGTACGACAATATGCGTGGGCTTGGTGTGGATGGAACAAGTAAAGTTCTTTATGCGGATTTAAGTAACGCAGAAGCTGGCCCAAATAGCTTTATGTCTATAAACAGTACTGGGTTTGGTAGAGATGGTGGTACAGCGGGGCAGACAATTATCTACATATCCATACGCCGTGGCCCGATGAAAGTGCCTACGGATGCGACTAAGGTGTTTAGTCCGCAAACCGCAACATATTCATCTAATCAAGTTGTTACTACAGGGTTTCCTGTTGATATGTTGATGATGAAGGGGAGAACAATTACGTTGGGAACTTTGGTTTACGATAGACTCAGGGGCTTAGCTTCTACTAATACATCACCCTATGACGCCGCATTGTTTACAAGTGACACAAGTGCTGAAACAGCAGGCGACTATACAAACACCGCTAACAATACAGGTTATCAAATTTCTCCGGGGTTTTCTGGATTTTCTTCGGTCAATTACAACTTTGGCCGCGCCCCCGGCTTCTTTGATGAGGTTTGCTATACGGGGACGGGAGTAGCTACAACCCAAACGCATAACTTAGGCGCAGTGCCTGAGTTGATGATTGTAAAAAGCAGGTCACTTGCTGGCGGTGCTTGGAATACTTGGACAACAGGCTTTTTAATCGGCCCAAGTAACAACGAGTATGTGACGCTAAACACAACAAATGCCAAACAAGATAAAAACGCACCTGAGTTTTGGGGGAGTTCATATCCTACTGCGTCCGTATTTAGCATCGGGACTAACTACTATATAAATAATACTGGTGACACTTACGTTGCCTACCTCTTTGCAACCTGCCCGGGCGTATCCAAAGTAGGCAGCTACACAGGCAACGGCACAACCCAGACCATCAACTGCGGCTTCACAGGCGGCGCTAGGTTT